GTGTTGTCATAAAATCCTAATTTGAGTACCCATAAATTGCGACTGTAACGACGGTAATAGTTGCGGAACTAAATAAAACGAAATCTGTATATTGCGTCGAATTATCAACCCAGCCGTTAAAATTGCCACCATATTTGTCAGGGATAGAACCTAACCACAAACCCGACATAAAAGTTCTAGACGCTTTATTTGGATTCATTATTGTGCCTTCAAAATATCCTGTATCGCTTCCGTAAATATAAATAGGGTCGCCAAAACTAGTACCGTTTGTAACGTTATTTGCGCCAGGAGTACCAGCGTTAACAGTATTTTCTACAAAAGTATAGTTAGCGCTTGTATCAGGCGTACCGCCGCTACCAAACCTAAAACCCATAGCAGTATTAGATGACAAATCCATTCCCGTAATAATGTATTTGTAATTATCATAAGTTGAATTAAAAACGCTTGTAATGTTCATTTGCGTTGCGGGTGTTGGCGTAGTTTTACTAATCAAAGTTAAACCGCTAGACGCTGGCGGAATAGTGACCGCTGACGGGAAATAGATTGCGACGCCTGCGCTAGTAAAATAAAGTGTGCCGCTGCCGTACTGCGGTATCGCCAACGGCCCGGCACTCGACACGGTAGCCGTACCTGCTGTAACCGTACAAACGCCTGCACCAATGTTTTGCAACTGCAAAGTATCGCCTGCGCTAAACAAACTTGTATTAACCGTAATTGTCGTTGCGCCTGCCGCGTTCATTACAACGCGCGTGCCTTTGTCGGCTGCAACCAAAACGTAGTTAGCGGTCTTGGTGCTAACGGTTTGGTTGTAATCGTTAGCCTGCAAACTGTCCATTTGCGCGGCTGTTAAAACTTGGCCAGCTGTAAAATCTTGAATTGCCATAAGTTACCTAACCTTAGCCTAAAACGTTTTCGGCGTCTAGGATACCGTAAACAGCGTCGTCTAAAATCAATTCAAAAACCACGACAGTAGGCGCAGTAAAGTAAAAAACGCTATGCCCTGTGTTTATGTTTAACAAAATTTCTATACCTTCTACGCTTAATTCTTGCGCTAATTGCGTAGTGCCGCTGCCGCTTGTAAAAGATTTTTCTATGCTAATTGTGTCGCCAATATCGACTACAGCTAGTGCGTCCCGTTGGGCTGTAGTCAGCATATTAAACGCAGTACCAACAGACGTATAGCGCGGCTGGGGTTCGCCGTCTAACAGATAAGTAGCTAGTTCGGCGGCTGCCGTGTTGTTATGCAAAAGGCTATTAGTAATGCTTTTAGTTTGTATAAAATATTTGGCTTGGCTGGCTGCGTCGTTTGCTACTTGCGGGCTGTTGCTACCTAAAATTTCTACTACTGCGCGGTTGACTACTTGGTCAGCTTCAAAGCTAATACCTAAAGCGTTAAAAGGCGTGTTCGTGCCGTCGTCGTGAAAGTCTGCTATTGGGCCGCTAAGCGTGTTGCCTGTGCGCGGCTGAAACGTTAAAACGCCGTTTCTTGATATAAAGAGCCTGCCTTGTTCAGCGTCGTTAATTTGGCTGCAATACGATAAAACGTTAGTGCCTTGTTCTACTGTGAAAGCTGACGCGCCGCCTAATGTTTGTGTACCTGTCGAAATATTGCGGGCCGCTAACGGGAAATTGACTTCTGGTAAATCTAAAACAGCTTCTAAACGTTCGTTAGTTAATTCTTCGCTTACGTTGTATTCGTTTAAAAATGTTTGACTAAGTAAATAGAAATCGTCAGCGCAAAAAACCGTAACAGTATCTAAACCACCCAGCGCAAAATTGTAATTATAATTAACTATGTAACCTCTAAAAAGATATTGGGCTGCGTTGCTACTGTCGTAGCGCACTAACTCGACTCTACGCATAGGCGCTAAACCTGGCTGGGCTGTAGCTGGGTCAAAAAATGGGCTGTTCTGGTCAAACGGGTTAAAAATTCCGCTGGTATCGGTCAACGTAAAAGACATAGTGCCAGCGCCAAACTGGTCGCCTATATCTTCGCGGCCACGTTTAACCCTTACGTTTACGCAGCCGTCTAAGACGGCAGCAAAATTAGTAGTACCGTTTAAAACGTATTGCGTATTATCTAAAACGCCAGCTATCGCGTCATCTAAAATGAAAGCGTCTTGAATAAAACCCGTGTCTATGAACAGTTCGTAGTTACCCGAACCAACTACAGCGACGCCAGCCATTACGCGATTTGTAGCTGCAGCGGGCCACTTAAACGGTTATAAGCCAACAGCGCGTCGTTTACCGCTTGGCCTACTTCAGCTTTAGTAGCTAGTTCGCTATTGACGTTTATGGTTACGTTGCCTAACGGTAGGCCTTTATCTGTTGGCGCGCCTACTGGTATAACTCTTGGCATAGTTGGCACGACAATATTAGAAGGCTGGTTTTGATTGACAGGCTGCGCGCTTGGTAACGGGTTAATTTTTGGCATTGTAAGACGTTCGGCGACGCTTACCGCGTTAGCAAAATTTGCACTAATGCCTTTAACGTCAGCTAATTTAATACCTTTTTTAGCTAATCTGGCTTGAGCTTCAGCCATAGCGGCTTCGACGCCAGCTAAATATTGCTGGGCGTTAGATATGCCAGCCGCATAAAAATTACTTGCAGACAATAAGCCGATTTGTTCGGCTATTCTGTTTGTTTCTTCTACAAGTTTGTTAGCGCGTAAAACGTTTTCGCTGGACTGCAAAAGTTCTTTAGCGATAGCTGCGCCGCTATCTACGCCAGCGTCTATAACTTGCTGTAACGCTTCTTGCGATAAACCTTTAGCTAACAGCTGTTCTACAAGGCTGGCGAATTCTTTAGCTTTGTCCGCTTGTTTTTGTAGCGCACTAAAAAAGGTTAGGCCTGCGTCTTCGCCGCCTTCTTCAAAAGCTTTACCAAAATTCAAAGCTGTACTAATAACGTTTGCTACAGAATTGGCGTAATCGTCAAATGCTTTTTTAGATTTTTCTAGACGCTGTTTAGCGCCGTCTAAAGCTTGTGCCATTTCTTTATTAAGTGCTTCTGACGCCTCTTTGATGGCTTTGGTTACTTTCTTGGCTGCGCCGCTTAAACCTTTTTCTTCGTCTGCGCCTGCGCCTGCTAATTCTTCTGCCGTTTTTTTAGTTACTTTGCCAAAACTGTCTAACCGTTTTTCGGCGTCTAAAATTGTTTTGTTTTGACTAAGTACTGCGCCTTGCAAAACGTTTACTTTGTAAGAAAAAGTATCAAAACTTTTTTCTAATGCGCTTATATCTATGAAAGTGTCAAAGGCTTTAGCCATTGTTTTTATGGCGTCTAATGGGCTACCAGTTAAAAACTGAAACTGCGCTATTAGAACTTGAACCGAACTATAAACAACGTTTGCCATTTTGGCGGCATTAAGCGCAATAAATTTAAACGCTTTTACTAACCCTTCGCCAGCTGAACCAGTTTCAGCAACGGCTTGCTGTAGACCTCGACCTAAACCTTGTTCGCCAAAAGCTGTTATAACGCGGTCTATAGACGGCAAAACTTCGTCGTTTAAAAACTTTACTAACTGCGAAAAAACAGGTAATAACAAGGTGCCTATTTTGGTTTTAACGTTCTCAAATTGTGCGCTTAAAATTCGTTGCTGGTTAGCTAGTCCGTCGGACGTGCGCTCGAAGTCGCCTTGCGCGTCGCCTGTCTGTTCGTAAATAACTTTTTGTGCAGCTAAAATTTTTTGCTGTGCAGTTAGCGCACCGCTTCCGGAATATATGCCTAGTTCTAATGCAGCGGCTTTAAGTGTTGCGTCGTTAAGCAAAACGCCAAAACGCCTTAACGGTTCAGCTTCGCCGCGTAACGCAGCGCCAATAGCGTTTATGGCTTCGTCTGGCGTTGTGTTATTGAATGAAGCTAGGTCAGCTGACAAGGTAATAAAATCAGTTGTAAACGTCGCTAACTGGTCGCCTGCTAAACCAGCCGCTTTACCAAAAGTGCCGAAAGTGCCGGCAGCTTCTAAAACTTGATTTTGAGACTGGCCAATATCGCGGGCGGCGGTCTTTGCAAATTCGGTAACTGCCTTGCCTGCCTCGCCAAAAATTACGCTTATTTTGCTTGTGTTTTCTTGTAAGTCGCTGGCCGCTTCAATAGCTGGCATTAAGCCTTTAGTAAAGACAAGCACCGAACCAGCGGCAGCTATAAGACCTGGCACTACAGAAGCTTTAAGAATGTTGCCTAAACTGCTAGCTGGTCCGCTAATACCTGTTAAAGCTTTTTGCGCTTTGTTTAAACCTGTATCGTCAAACGTTGACGTAATTGGTATGTTAATTGCCATAGCGAACCTTAAGCGTTTTGTTTAACGTTTTAGCTACTTCGTCTACAATTTTTTTAACTGCAAACTGTACGGTTTCTCTGTGCTGTTGTACGGCTGGGTCTATAGCGCGTGGTTGGTTACCTACCTCAACGTTTAAATTATTAACAAAGTTAGTATTTTTTGTTTTAATGCCGGCGTGGTCATATATTGCGCCTGCCGCGTCTAATTGCTGGGCGACCATTAATTGATAAGGCCTAGCTTTAAAAGTTACGCTATGGCTTTCACGCGGGTTATTTTCTGCGTCAAATTGGTCTTTAAATTGAACTGTGCCGCCTTTACTGGCGCGTCGACCCACCTTAATTTTTAAACCAGATTTAGCGGTTTTGTTAGACCAGTAAACTTCCCGGCCTTTAATAAGTTTGCCGCGCACCATACCCGATAGCGGCGGCGTGTCGCCTATTAGTTGGCGGGCTGTAGCGATAATTGGCGCACCAGCGCCTTTAATATCTTTGGTTACTTGCCGTCTGTAAACCTTATCAAATTTGTTTAATTCGGCCAACGTTTCTTTAATGCCGTCTATTTGCAAAACAAGTTTAGGGTCAGACATAAGTTTTATTCTGTTTGTTTAATATGTCTACGACTGTATACAAATCGGTTATGCCAAATTCAATATGGTTAGGCCAGTAATGGCAAGTTACTAACAGTTCGGCCATAAGATAACTTACTGTGCCTGGTCGGCTTTTAAATCGGCGGCCTGTTCGACTACTTCAATGTTTACAAGACTGTTAATGAAAGCGTCTAGCGAAGCTGGTACGGTAATTGCGTTTAGGCGGCTAGCTTCATAACACATATAGGCTAAATCTTCTACGCCTATACCGTTAGCTATGTCTGACGCTTTACGTTTATATTTTCTTTCCCATAAAACTATGGTCATTAAGTTAGTTTGCACTTCGTAACTGTTGCCGTCTTTAAATACGGCTTTTAGTGTTAATTGCATATTTGCCTTTCGTAGGGCAGCACTCTATTAGTGTTGCTTGTTTTATTAGTTTTCAGCGGCCAAAGCCGCGCCATTATGAAACGGCTTTAGCGAGTGTGCCGCCAGTAAACGTAAGAGTAATTGTCGACAGTTCGCCCAAGCTTGCGTTAATCGGCGTGTGGCTTTCCAAGTATGCGCCTGTAAGCGTATATTTTGGCGCGTCAGCTGCGGGCGTTACTAAACCTGCAGCCGTTGGCGAAACTGTAATAGTCGTTTGAATACCGACAAGACCATAAATAGTGGCCTCTGTTTCTGTTGCTGCGTAACTTTGATAAAGCGTTACTTCAAAAGTATTGTTTTGCAACGAAGTTACAGACGAACCGCCAAATTTGCGGGCTGTATCCCCAAAGGCCGTAGTTTCTAGCTGTTCATAATTAAATGTTAAAACTGCGCTTGTAGCTTGGTCTGTCAGGTTGACGCTGTTAATAGTTAGCGCTGGGTTTGAAAGATAAACGGTAGTTGCCATATTGGTTAGTCCTTGTCTGTTTCTGTCTCTTTAGTTTTACCAGATTTTTTTGTGCTTTGTGTGGATAGGTGGCCGCCGTCTACTAGCGCTTCGACGTTAACGCCTTCTAAATCTTTGTCGGTTACAGTATCGCCAATTTTAAAACCTGCGAGTTTGTCAGAAGTAACCATATAACTAGTCATTTGTTTATCCTTACGCTGTCTGGGCTTGCATTGTTACTGTCAAATCA